CAGTCCTCGGATTGTGGAAACAAACCCTCAACACGGACATCAGTACTGATAGTGCTAGAGCTGAAGTCATCTATTAGTCGTACTCTACGCTTTTTAAACTGAGCCATCATCGTTCTCCTCAAGATATCTGATTTTCTTATCGTACCGTTTCTTGGCTTTTCTTGTTTTCAGCTTCCGTTTCTTACGCTTCAGCACAAGGATCTCTTTTTGGTTTGCGGTCCTGTGGTTGGGATGCAGAGGGAGGTGGTTGTACTCTTCAGTCCAGTGCGCCAGTATAGCTTCCAAGAAAGCAACAGGCTCGATATGCTTCCCGGCCCTACGAACCCATGACTTGATCCTGCCTTCAATCTGATTGCAGTTCCTGTGCAGCACTGCTCGGACATGGCCGGACTCATGGCAATGGTCCAAAGTGGCTTGGCTGATCTCTATCTTGAAACCGCAGAGAGGACAGAAATAGCCTTGCTTCTTCAGCAATTTCAGGCGGTACGCCTTAACCTCCTTCGGCTTAAGTTTTCGTTTCCCTTTCATTGATCATCCTCGCTCTCAGGGGATCCTGTGTATTGCGCTTCTTGAATATCTTGTATATCTTGCATCATGTCAGCTAATTGGTCCTGGAACTCAGCAAGAGTAAGCTCTGCTGTAGCCATGAGCTGTCCAGCAGGGACGGAAACGCTGAACCATGCGCTGGCTATTGGTATGCACAACGGTGTGGCCATTGACGCTTCAGTATCTTCTCCGTACACAAGGTGGATTTTAAGGATTCTCATAAATCCCCCATATTAACCATCAGGGGATACGCATTCTCATGGTATGGCTCTAGACAAACAGCAGTCATACCAAGCAGCACACCTTGGAAGGTTTCCCTCAGTGAATCCCTAAAGGCATCTTGAATACGCCCAGTATAAGGCCCAAACTCCATAGAATCACTCGTATACCACTCCCCTGAAGGCTTGAAAAAGTCCACACGAACCATGTTTGTCTCGTTGCAATAATTAGTCATTTGCCCACTCCTCGTATAAATCAGGATAAGTCTCGGATAAAGGCTTTCTCAGCATCCATAATAATTTGCAATTCATTTCGAAGTACTGCTCGGAATGCCCTCTGTCAAGGTACTCCTTCAAGCAGACCTCCCGCATATCTTGAACCTGAACATCCTTGAGTATCTTCTGGGCGGCTGCTTTCCCGACACCCGGCTTAGCCCGTGTGCCTTTCAGTCCAGGGATATTATCAACACCGTCACCTGTCAGGACTTGGCCCCAGAAGTGAGTCATAGCTTCTGCCCGAGAGATCATCCGCATGATCTTAGTGTGCCAGTTGTAGTGCCAGCCAGGGCAACCATCGAGATCCTTGTCAATAGTGCATATCACGGTCTCATCCGCAGATTCAGACTGCTCAATACAAATAGCATCATCAGCTTCTATTTCAGTACACAGTACAGCATTGAACTTTCTTTCCATGTAAGCTTCGATCTCAGGCATGTACACAGGCTTGGGGGTGCCGTAGCGATTAGCTTTGTATCCTATCGGTCTACCGTTCTCATCTTTCAGGGGCATTGAATCCTCGCCCAGCGTGTACGGATACACCTTCACCCGGAAGCAGTCACCTCGTGACATATAAGCTGTGTACTCCTCAGCCCCGGTAGCCTTCAGAACCTTTTGAACCATTGTTTTTACCGAGTGCAGGCAATTCTCCAGCGGATCAAGGACGAGCCCAGGGCCAACCAAGCCCAGTTCTTGAATTAGTTCTTGCTTAGTTCTTGCATCAGGGTACATCACTGCAGTGCCATCCTCGTCAGTCACTTGTAGCCCTTTCCCATTCTTTTTAATTCGCACTGTGTCTTGAACGAAGCCTGCCGCTTTAGCGTACAGGAAGGTATCCATGTTTGAAGTACAGGCCATCGCTTCTATTTTATGGAACTCAGGGCACTTCATCTTCAGCTTGTAATACTCCTGGTGCTGGGCAGCAAATCCAGCGGCGTATTTCATTGGGTCGAGGTCTATCAACGCCCGTATCATTTTAAGAGGCTCGCTGTGTACTCAATAAGATAAATCTTGGGGGCTACCCAGATCTGTAGCCATGTCAAATCAGCCACTTCAACCCCAAGCCCTGTAGGTATAAGAATGAACATACCGAAAAGAAAGGGGAGATGGTCTCGTTTATTTGACCATTCTGTCAATGTTTCTTCTGATCGGCTCCCAGGGCCTCTTATTTTATTAAGGATAACTGTGTACCAGAAAGGTGATAAGATTAATAAAATTCCTAGTGCAAATAACAAAGCGCTCTCTGTCGCTTTCCACATCAAAAGTTGTTGGATTACGTCAGGCAACTCAGCGACTAAGAAGTCAGAAGCCTGTGCAGCTTTATCAGTCACGCCCTGTAACATCTTAACTACTTCTTGTTCTAAAGTATTCATATTAAAGCCTCACAAGATCAATCGTAATTTTTAATGCAACTAGAACTAACAAAAACGACATGCCGTGTCCTTATTTTTTAATGAATTGTTTAATGAATACTGTACTTGAAGGGTGCACATCGTATATGAACTCCGACAGGCGCGGGGTTTTATGTGGCAAGCCATGTATACAAAATATAACTGCTAAAACATAAAACGACAAAAATAAGAATGACATACTTTTCCTCTTACAAATTCATAATATTTAAGATGTTCTGCCCTGGATCACTTGATCCATCGGGCGCATCGGATGCATTCGGGTTATCGTGCGTTAAAGGGTCACAGACCGGGCTTGAACTCCCACTGATAACCTCGAACTCTGTATCACGGTAAAACAAGTGTGAGCCTGAAGGTATTTCTATTTCGTAGTACATACTGCCTTTGCCGATTCCAGTTATTGTGCCTTCAGTTCCTTCAGGAACACCGTAGAAGTTCTCTTTGATCTTAACTCTTTGCCCTATGATCGGTTGCATGCCACCTCCTCAGTTGTGCTGGTTACGCATCCAGCGACAGTCTCCGTGCTGCCCGTATAACGGATCAGTTTATAGTCTTGTTATCCCGAAGAGATCTGGACTCTCACGGCCACGCGAGTTTGGTGATTGCTGGCAGGGCGCTCCCTACTACATCAGTCGTACGCCTCCGTACAGTGTACGCATCACACCACAGCAATCATAATAAGGTGGCCCCCTTGATGAATTGAAGTTGAGGACAGCAATTCGGGGACCATAAAAGGTGGCTGCTGATGGTTGTTAACTCATCAAGCTCCCCCTTGTCTTAGCATATTGGGAGCTATGGGTAGCATGCAGCCACGATCAGGGGCCTTTTAAAGTCATACCTAGGACTCGGCCTGCACGGCGTATTCTTGATGTACACTTGAGCACAGGAACTGGTTTCCTTAATTGTATTGAAGAGAGTGCTGTCGTTGCGCAATGCCCACCAGAAACGCTTAGGCTTTTCGAGACATCACCAGCAATCAATCAGGTAAATCCTCGGAGAGGCCAGGGCTAACTAATCTTTACTCTCAACAACACAAACTGTTAACCGAACGCTAGGACTAAGAACAAAGCTAACAGCGCTGGCGATAATGCTATAAGAACCTTCAATGTTGTACTCATGTGAACTCCTTCGTTACTGTGTACTGAAATAGGGTGGCCGCAGAGGACGCGAGGACGAGCGAGTACAAGCGCCATGCAACCATAAATCTAGTTATAACAGCTTAACCTCCTTAGATCAAAAAGGAATGTCATCGTCAAAGCCCTGAACCCCGCCAGGCCCGTCTGCTCGTTGACCAGCTTGGTCCATCACGGTATTAACAGGGGCTTGCTGAGCAACTGGCCGCTGAGCTGGAGCCGCCGGCTTGGCTTCATGGTAGGCACGAGTGTCATCCCCAGCTTTCATAATCTGCTTCGCTAAGGCTACCATAGTCTGAACTAACTCCCCCTCTGGCGCTTTAATAACCCCACCAGCTAACAACCGGGTAGCATTAGTGATAGCATTCCCCACTTGCTGGCCAAGGTTATCATACTTGCCGTTATTGCCACCGCCAGAACCACCTTTGTTGCCACCGCCGCCACCGCCAGTACCAAAATTCGGGGCTTGACCTTTCTCAATGATCTGGTGCTGTTGGTTCATGTACATCCGTGCATCACCGCCCTGCTGGGGCTCGAAAGCGATTATATCGAAGCGATCAGGTAACTGGACGCCAGGGCCTAGGTTGTACCATGTCTGCTCAATACGAAAAGCATTCTTCGCTTTAGTGTGTGACTCTACTTTACCCTGCATTTTAAACTCCTGGTTTAACGTCTTTGCCATCACCATCAGGCCATTTAGCATCCCAATCAGGGGAAGGGGTTCTATCACCGCTGCCGCTGCCGATACTCTTAGTGCCACCACCGATGTGGTCATCAGATACTTTCATTTCATACTCCTGTGTGACTTCTTCCATCTCACTCAAAGTGCCAGCTATCATTCCAATCTCCCAAACAGACGATCCTCCGTAAGTACTTAAATCTCGTTTTTTAATAACCTCAGCTATGGCCTCAAAACCACTAAGTAAAAAAGGATAAACCATCCCATCTTCTTCAACGAACATAGTATCCGATAGTTCGTGCTTATAGAATCTCATGCTGTCTCCTAATTAATACTTTCTGCGGAGGCGATTGTGATCATAAGCCCCTTTTCACTGATTTTCTTATTGAACTCCTGGAACACTTTAACAGGAGCTTCAGTGATTATCTTACGGAGCATTAAAGACTCCTCTTCGTCCAAGTCTCTTGATTCGCCAAATATGCCTGCCATTATCTTTTCTCCTAGTTCACTTAAAGCTACTGATTATGTACTCTGACTGGTATCTTTTATTAAAGTTCAATACCTATGTGCCTTTTAATGTGTTTCTTTCCAAGAAGTCCCAATGCTGTAGTCAGCAAGCAGAGGTATATTGAATTGAAGCAGCTCCCCTGCCCTTCGAATACTCCAACAGCCTATTTCACCTACCTGATCAGCTATGTCCTCCCTAGCGATAGCCTGGGCTTCATCGTGCATGTGTATAACTTGTACTGCATCAAGCTTCATACTCTGAATGCGATTGTACCATAGCACCATCGCGTATTTCATAGCGATAACACCAGCTGATTGAAACAGCCTGGATACTAGCATGTACTCCATTCCGCAAGGAACCCACCTCTGATCTATAGTAGGTATCCATTCCTTGTTGTGCTGGTGCCACACAGCAGAGACCTTATCCTGGAACAGAGCTAGGGGCTCGTTATTCGCCCACCATGCTTTGTAGTACTCGTCTGCGCGAGACTGCTCCACCCCTAGCGTTTCAGCGAGCTTCGGTGGGAGGCAATTGTACTGCATTGCGTAGTGACCGTTCTTGCACTTCCCTTTTGGAAGGCCCCATGCAGCCATGTTCTCTTCATGGACTGAGAAATCAGGGTCTAGTAGCTTCTCAGCATATTCTTTACCGCCTTCCATCTTATAGCAGTAATGGGCCTTAACTCTGTCCTCTAGGCCAGCGGCATCCCAGCCTACAAGTTTGTACCCTTCGGGTGCTATGAACAGCGAGCGCATCTCAGCGCCGTATATTGAGCCAACCCTGGGCACATTAGTGACAACCCTGTGCTTGAACCTGAAGGTGTTAGCTCCGATAGTGTCAGCATCAGCCGGGAGTCTACCATCTCTGGCAAGTCTCGGGTGATTCAACCACCCCGTATCTGCATCCTTCGATTTAATAACTGAGCGACGATTGCGGTAGCTCAAGTACAGAACAATCTTCTCGACCAGTTGAATGCTCTCACCCAGTACTTCTAGGTTAGTGCACAGTTTACCCTTTTCGTGGAACTTAGGCGAGGTTCGAGTCTTTTTACCCTTGTCATCTTTCTTAGTATTCCATAACGTGGGCTTCCAGTTGAACTCCTCCATCAGCCATTGCTTAACATCCCCCGAATCAGAGATTTTCATTGGTTCAGTGTGGTTTAGCGGAAAGTCAGATATGGTAAGGTGTACAGCTTCGTCAATGTCAGGATAAGTGACATACCAATTCCCAGTCTGCTCACCTATGCTGTGGTTCGGGCACTCATCCAGTTGCACAAGCCTGTCTCCGAAATACTTAACAGCCAAGACTGAAGGAGTCCCATCTTTCTTGAATCGCTTCTTAGGCGGCGTCTTGACCTTACCTTTAGGGATCTCTCTTGGGGGGAGATGCGGTTCAACCTCTTCAGCCAATTTTTCCATCATTGTGTCAAGATCGGCTAAGTGCATATTTGCTGCATAAGAATCGAACGGCACGCCCTCCTGTGCCCCCTCTGAGATAATGAAGCGCACCTTGTTCTCAACAGCCATACACTTCCTGAGATCAATCCCTCGTTCTTTAATCTCCTGAATAAGATGGAAGTACAGAGCCTTAGTGATTTGAACATCAGCAGTGGCTTGGGCCACTACAACTTCATAAGGCACCTTCCCCATCTTATCGCCGTACACTAGCTTAGGCTTCTGGAGCTTTAACCTGTATGCCCACACCTCCAGGGAATGAGGCCCCGGTAGACGCTCCCCTGTATAGCTGGGTTTCCACTTCTCAGCAAAGCCCTTGGGTAGCTTCAGGTCTGGGTTAATTGTCTTGGAGAGAAGCATAGTGTCAACGTGCTTGACTGCTCTCCCCCGCCACTCGTCGGGCCCCACGGCATAACCCCACCCCCAAAATTTCTTGAGCATTGGGAGGTCATAGTCTATGCCATTGTGGAACACGACAACGTCACCATCCTTGGGGAAAAATGTCATATCCACACCGGAGACTGCCCCGTCTATATCCAGCACCAGGCAATCAATCCTTGTAGCCGCTTCAGGCTCCCACTCAGAGTACAGGCCGTCAGACTCTAAGTCTGCGATAATTAAACTCATATATCTCTCCACCCAAACCCACCTGCATGCCTTCGTTCTCCCAAACAGACCCTTGTAATGTTTGTCTGGGGGACGCCAAGCGATCTGCCAGCTGCTGCACGCCCGTCGAAGTATGCAATTACCTTTCCACTGACCAAATCTATGCATGCTACTGGTTTCTGAAGGACTTTATTATTAAACAGCCCATTTTCAATAGCGTGATCCATGTTCTCTTGGTGAGTAACCCATTCTAGGTTATCTACCTTATTATTAGTTTTATCTAAATCAATATGGTTCACGTACGGCAGGCTTCTAGGGTTAGGGATAAAGTTTATAGCAACAAGTCTATGAATATGAAACTTCTTTTGAACCCCTTCTCTCCATAGTGCCATACGGACATAGCCGTAATCACTGAGCACTTCTTTTAACACTAGGGGCTGTTTTAGCCTGATATGGGGGTGCCTGAGGACTTTCCCACACTTGCTGATAGAATAAATCCTCTCATACCCTCTCACAGGGTAGAATTTTACCCCTTTTAACTCAAGATCGGCTACGATTAGGCTCATGTTGCTCCCCTAGATGAATTTTGACATCATACCCACACCACGCGCACTGCCCTGACAACACAGCTAAGGAATAGTTCTCTGTGTTGCATGAGGGGCACCTTGTTAGGCCATACTTGCCACTGGATAAACCGCGGAAACCTATGAGCTTGCCATCAAGGGTCATATCAACGTGGTCACAGCCCTCTCTCTCGGGACCAAATGTTATATCACTCATGTACTACCTCCCAGTGTCCTCCATTAAGGTGAGAACAGCCATCGAAGACTATGAACAAAACATCACCCTCATCATCAACGATATCCCCGCAAGAAGGGCCTACTTCGTCCACCTCATACTCCTTGTTCACGGTCAAGTAATCCAGCTTATCGGCTGGCACTTCTCTTGCTCGCACTTTCATATTTACTCCTTGTTCTTGTGTTATGTGTTGGTCTCTTGTTCACTATTCCACTGAGTAATAAGCTCCAGCCTGTCATTTGTCACTAATGGATCAGAGTGGTTTCCACAGACATCACAACATACCCATTTTGCCCCTATCTCACTCATACTCATAGGGCGCAACTTTGATGACCCGCAAACCTTGCAATTCTTAGCTTCCATAAATTCTCCGTTCGTTCACACATAACCAATCATTCGTAGCGGACTGCTATCGCAGCCCTCCAATTCAAACGTTAATTGTCTTAAAATTCCTCGTAATCTTCCCACTCACCATCAACCTTTTCTTCTAAAATAAACATGTTTGAATAGTCCTCCATAACTTGCGCTTGATCCTGCAAAAATAGCAGTAGATTTGCCGCAGTATCTTTCGCTACAACCATTTGCTCGGCAGTCTCAAAACCGAATATTATATTTGGGTTTCCAGCTTCAATTGCAGGATGTACTGTCATTTTAAAATTCATATCGTAGCCTCCCAGCTAACCAGTCATTCGTACCGGACTACAGTTCACCCTAAGCTTGGGTTGAATGTTAATAGCCTGCCTGTTCTATGATTGTACTCCAGGGTATCACATAACCCTGTGAACCCCCACTCCCTGTTCTTTAACAAGCGTATCTTAGATATATCGCAGTGAGACGCATCCTGCTGATCACGCTCCAGTGCTATCACATTCCAACTGAGTTGTTCAAGGGCGGCACTGCCTCGGAGATCAGTTAGCTCAACCTCATCACCCTTATTGAACGACTTTCCTTTGCCACCGATACCTCTCTTCAAATGGACAACTGCGAGTATACCGACACCAGTTGCGTTCACGAGTTCCGCAAGCTGCGTCATTAAAAGGTCAATATCTTTTCTCTCGTTCTGTGACTCTTGTCCTGAGATCACTAAAGATATATGGTCAAGGACTAACCACTGACAACCCAAGCCGTGTACCATGTACAGCATTTTGCTGGTCAACCTGCCGCTAGCTATGCTGCCGAAGTGCTTGAAGTAATGAGTTTTGTTAGATTGCAGAAGCTTCAAGTGGCTTGATTCCCACTGTTCAGGTGTCAGGGTGTCAGGGTTTGCGCGCAGACAGGCCAGCGGCACATTGTTATCAATAGCTATGTACCCTTGCGCTGTCTTGCCGTGTTGCTCCTCCAAGAAAATGTTACCTACTGTCTGTCCGTGGTTTGCAACAAGGTGATACCCCAGTTCTCGGCACAACGTAGTCTTACCAATACCCGACCCGGCACACATCAACGTGATCTCACCTGGACGCAGGCCGTGTAGTCTGTCTTGCAGACCAGGGTAAGGGAGTGACAAGCCCTGCACTAGTATTTTTTGCAGTGAAGGCACAGTGATGTCCTTCCCTTGTATCACACCCTCTGGTATGTACTCGCGGGAATTATTAATGCATTGCATGAAGTCCCTTGCTCTCCCTGCTTTGCACATATCATCGGCATCCTTAATACCTTCAGGGAAATCCAGGATATGCACCGAGGTCAACGGGGCCAGCTTCTCAGCTAGAGCATCAGCATACGGCTTACCAGCCTCATCATTATCAAACGCTAGAACTACTTTCTCGAACTTAGCCAGTAAAGGTATTCTTTTCAGCAGAAGGGATTTCAAGGTTACTGAACCGTCATCGTTCTCTGCGTTAGCCCCCTCATTCAGCGAGACTACTCTGTACTTCTTGCCACAGGCAAGGAACATGCTACAAGCCGCCAGAGCATCATCCTCTCCTTCAGTTACTACCAGGAACTTGCCTGAACTCCCGATAAGATCCTCACCAAAGAGACTTGGTGTATTCTCCCCTGTCGCCCAGAATTTCTTCGGAAGAGTTCTAACCTTGTATCGTACTACCTCCCCCCGTTTCTTGTACGGGTAGTACACAGCATCAATCGCCCCACTCTCTTCGTGTACTGAGTAACGCACCCCGTACAGCTCAGCAGCCTCCTGGCTTAGCCACGGCTTATGTGGTGCCCCTAGTGGATACATCTTGATCTCTTCTGTACTGAGCATTCTCCCCCCTTTTTGTTGTGTAGGTTGAGCCTGTTGTACAGGCTGGTAGGCATCCTTTGGGTGATGCCCACAAGCATGGCAATGTCCATGCCCGTCAGGGTACACTTCCATGTTATCACCGTGGGCATCGCCTCCCTTGGCTCTGCAAGCTGGACATGCGATCTTCAATTGCTTAGGCTCAATGCGCCTTCGAACTTGGTCATTCTACTGGCCTTTAAATTCGGTTGATGGAAGCCGAGTTCCCATTCGAGTTGAGTGGAACCAACGAATAAGACAACCCCACAGCTAAAGTTGTTCATTAAAAAGACCGTCCCGCACTTTGCCATCATAAGACAAGGGTATTCTGGCTCTTGGCCTAGCTTTCCGCTTGTAATTTCTGTTTTCATTCTGATCTCCTGTTTAGTTATTTTTATGCCATAGTCCGAAGTGGCAATGTTGCACTTCATGGATGAAAGTTTGCCAGTCTTGCTTTATTACATGAATCCTGCAGGGACTTACAAACACCTCGGCACAGCCTACAGCTACTCTTCCGGGGATGCCCGTATTGCATGCTGCTTGAATATCTTTAACGTCATCGTAGTAGATCACCTCGATCTGGTACTTGTCCAGGGGTGGGTCTTTTGCTGGCCCCTCAACCGGCACCACCGCATCAAAGGTTGAACACCCTGCCAGGAGTACCAGGCCCATCATCAGAATTTTCATAGTGTATCCTCCGAGAGTATATCTGACACCGAGAGGCATCGAAGGTTCAGTCTGAGTTTTGTTTCCTGTTTCCGACTAAAAATAAGTTGAACTATCGTTAAATCTTGGTGTCATAAGTACCATTATTGGTCTAGGAACTAGTAAGTTAGGGTTGCTAGTAAGAATGGTTGTTTGCAACCCAGAATTAGCTTGGTCGGGAGTTGCTAACTCCCTCCCTAGCAGGTGCTCTCACATTCTCTCCCCTCTTAATAGTTCACACTTCACATACACTCTGAATCCTTGGGCTTGAAACTTATCCTGTAGTCCCTTCATCTGCTCCTCAGCTGGGCACTCTAGCACTACAGTACTCTCCTGCTCCATGCCTGATCTTTTCATTATGATCACAGTTAACTCGAACATGAACCCAGCAATGGCGCTTTCCATCATTCTTTACCTCTGTACTTGGCCGACTGGATCATCACGTGATAGGCGAAAATCCATAAAGCCAAGGCAATGCAGCCGCCCGTGAAGAATAGACCGCCTAAGAGACCGTACACTGTTGATGTGTAGTGAAGCCCGCTGAAGAATAAAGCCACGATGGCACAGCCTGCAGCTATGACTGCGAAGCTCTTAATTACATATTTAATTCTCATCGCCTGATCCCCCGGCAAAGTAAGTAATCTCTTCTAGCTGTCCGAGCTCAGCGAAGTTCCCATCGTAAGTGAGCAACTGAGGCAGTACATCAGGGTCGTTCATCATCTGTACCCATGAATCTACTGAATCAAACAAATGATAGCTGAAAGCGTACCACAGCTTGCCCTTATTAACCATTAAAAGGGTCTCCCCTGTTGCGCTCGACTCGGATCTGAAGAAGCGTACCCTATTTTTTTCCTTAAAATCAGTGATATCTGTTACAGTGCCCATTTCTGTCTCCAATGTTATATATCAGATTCTATTTGTGTGCTAAACTCGACACTCTCAATATCATTAACCTCACCAGCGCTGTTCTCGACATAAAACCAGCATTCTTCTGGGTCTACATCTGTGCTTGACCTCTCACCAATGACAGCAGCTAATGCTCTTCTAATTTCATCGTTCGTTAATGTGTACTTCATTGCTTGTTACCTCTAACGCTTTGTTTATCTCGTGGATTGATCTGAAGTATTCCTGCCCCTTGATAGGCAGTGCTCTGCTGATGGAAGGGTTATGTGATACAGTGCAAATGTAGCAAGTTCTGAGTGCATGCACGTACACAAAGCCATGCCCGGGGAACTGCTGAATGAACCAGTACCGCTTCTTGAAGCTGATACCCCTTCGAACTCTCATTGTGTGCCTCCCTCGGCCATTAGCTGAACACAATACCCTAGTACGCTCAGGAATTCGGTGCTCCTTGGGTGCTTGATGTCCATCTGCTTAAGTACATCGATCACCATAGGCACAGCCGCTAGCTCATTCGATGGAAGCGTATTAAGTATCTCGTTCACCTTTTGCTTGCTTGTTTTAGTGCTTGATTCAGTGCTTGTTCCGTTACTTGTTTCAGTCATCGTCTTCACTCCTTGGTGGCTCTGGTAACGGCATCCAGTGGGTTATTCCGTTATCGTAAAAGCCAGATGTATGCCGCCATTTGCTTTCTGTTTTACCAGCTTCGGCATTGAACTCACACAGCGCATCTAACCAATCTTCAGGAGGGTTACGCTCTTTCATCATTGAGCATGCAGGGTAGATGCCTGTTTTCTCCGGCAATCGATCCTGGACGTTTATCCAATCAGTCATCATCTCTGTCTCCTACGAGTGTAACTTCTGGATACCCTATTTCCTGAGTGATGTAATACACCCGTGAATCATCAGGGGCACAAGCTCGCATCCTAGTGTAGTACTCTGTCGCTGTCTTCTTAAAAGGGACAACCTCTGGAACAGTATTACCCCGGCTGCCTAGTATATAAAATACCTTGCTTAGCAGATCATCACCGTTGAACTTCCGTATTAACTCGAGATCTATTTGCATGTTCGTTAGTTTATTAGTCAGTTTCACGAGCTATTCTCCTATTTCCTATCGTCGTTTCGAGATTGAACAGCTTTCTCGAACAGGTGAGCTATAACAATCACGGATACAATAAAGGAAATAACCATTCCCCCGGTGAAATACAGTACATTCATTTGTTCCATGCTATCGCCCCTTTCTCAGGATGTGTATATACAGACATTTAATGGCCCGTACGCTGCGTTCAGACAGTTGGTGGTGCTCTCGTTCCAGTTCAGCGAAGTGAGCCGCCTGGGAGCGTATACAGTCGTTCCTAGCTTTTATGTTCAAGGGTGTGTTCTTGCATTGCATGATATCTCCTTATTAACTGGGTATCTGAACAGGTTCAACGATCGGCTTCTTTTGCTTGATCTTGACAGGTACCTCGTTCTGTTTGTCCCCTTCAAAATCATCAATTCGCATTAACTGGGATTCACCGCAATGGTTAGCAATGTTCCCGTACAGGGTTTGCAGATGTTTATCAATTTCCCACTGGTCATTAAGCCTGAAGCCTTCGACCTCACCTAAGTATTTAACCACAGTGACACAAAGCCCGCTATTCCCGGCTTCACTGTTAATCACTATCGCTAGGCATCCTGGTTCAATCCTCCCCATCATGTTCCTCCTTATCAACAGTGTGCTCTTCACTATCTGCACAAGTCACGGTTGGGATTTCTAGCCACCCATTACACCAGTCGTCCCAGTATTGGAGCTCAGGAACGAAATTTATATAACTTGCACCGCTCTCACGTTGTAACCATCTAAGTTTCATATCAGTTATCCCCTTTGCCCCTGATCTGATGGATCAGCTGCTCCTTTTCGAAGCGCACATCATCCATTACCTTGCGATGGGTATGCAATTCGTCAGTAACATCAGACCTCCGCGATTGGAATGATCTCAGGAGAACAGATCCTAGGTCAGATTTAATTATGCACATATTAATCCTCTGTACTAGGTCATTCAGCTTCAGCATTTCAGCCTCTAGGGCTGCCTCCTGGGCTTTTAGCGCTTGAAGGCGTACAACCCTTGCTTGTTGTTTACTCACGCTTACACCTCCATCACGTAACAGTAGTTACCGTTAGGCAACTGACCACCGTGAAGCTTTTTATAACTCCACACGTGAACTACGCAGTAATCAGTCGCTAGTTGCTCTGCCTGTTCATCCACGTTTAGCGCATAATCACGTGGAACAGTTATTGGAACAGTTATTGGTTTAACGCCATTTGCAGTGGCTTTCAGCCTTGTTCCTTTGGTGTTTGTTGCAGGTAAGTACTTAACTTGGATTGCTTTCATTATCGTGCCCTCTTAGATGTGCGTTGTACGTAATAAATGTTAGCGTTGTTGTGAACCTTGCTGTATGCGCCGCGCTGTTCTCTGGACCAGGTTACATAGCATTGCACCTTGGCGATCTCTTGCTTAGTCTCAGCGTTAATTATGATTATCATTCTGAATCCTCCTGGAACTCCTGAAGGTCATCAGACAGATCTTGCTCTAGTACTGCCATTTGCTCAGTAGTATAAAGGAAGTACTCCTCGATGAAATCCATAAGGGACAGCGTGTTATGCCTCTCATTGTAGAGATACTCATCGTTCATTACCATAAGGCTCAGTTCTTGATCGCTGTAATCTCTTAGGTCTTTCATTGTGTTACCCCTAGTTAAAGAATGTTATGAATTTGAATGGTACTGCACTAGCAAGCCCGAGTACTTGAACCTGTGGTTCGTGGGTCCAGTTGTTAGTCGTAGCCTCGCTAGTAGTACAAGTTTTACAGAAATCACCCTCTGAAGGGAAATCCTTAACTACGACACGAGAACCTGCTAAGCATTCGCGGTTAAATTGTGCAGCATCATGATAAGTTCTCATTTCTAGCATTCCCATCTCTAGCACTCCCAGGTAGTTTCGTTCAAGGTGGCTTGCGTATCTTTGATTGTATGCAGTGGCATGTAAGCCCAGTGGAATAGTACTAGGAAGGCTAACGCAGTTATGGTCAAGATGCAAATAAATAATACAATATGTACGGTGGCCATACGTTACTCCTTACACTGCGTCTGATAATTCACAAAGGTACAGCCACACCACTGCGTACCCTATTACACAACATCCGATCATTGCTAAGAACTCTAATGTACCTGCGCTCATTCCTTTACTTGCTTTCATTTCCTTGTCCTCGGTTGTTGTTGGTAACTGATTGCATGCATTAATAATACTCTGATGGTAGTGAATTGCAACACCCTGTCCATTTATTGTCGTGATAGTGCAGATAACTAGCATGAATGCAGACTAGTGCAGTGCTAATGCAAGTGTTGTTCATAGGTATATAGTAGT